GGCAGTAAGACCCTCGAACCGCTGGGCTTGGGCGAGATCCTCCACCCACTCGCCGGTTTTCCCCAGATACCCCTGCCCGTTGCGCTTCGTGAACACAAACACTTTTTTCATCGGCCACCTCCTTCCTGTTCCAGCTTCCACTTAGGGAGTGACGGGCGTGACACCTTTCGCAGCACAGATTCGGTAAAAAGTGTCACTTGTGCTGTTTCCAGCGACCTCGCCCGAATGCAAAATTTGCTGCGAGATAAGACGAACCCAATCAACTCATAGGGAGACACACCCTTACTGGTGATGACTTCCACTTTTGTGCGGTAATCAGCAGGACTCAAGTAAAATTGCTCACAGTCTTGATTCCATGCGGCTTGTTCGACGGGCGTACCGTCTGTTGTGGACTGTACCCCAAATTTAAGTTTGAGCGTATAGGAGAGTGCGTCAAACACTCCACCCTCTGCTTGCACGGTCAGCCCGTGTTTCGCAGCCAACTCTTGCAGAGCCGCCACCACTTCAGGGGATAGTCTTTTGCATTCCGCTTTATCAAACCTCGTAATGCTCATGGTGTAGTTCTCCTTGGTTATGAGTCGTGATCCGTGTTGAGGACACCATACGCAATGCGTAAGGGTTAGGCAAGACAATTCGTAGGGGGTAAAATATATTTTCAGACCCCTCCTTTGTGCTTGACAATCGTATTGGAAGCTGGTAAGGGCGAAATTATGCGGAAAATCGTGGCGTTGAATGAGCGCGGGTATCGCATTGGGGAGTCCCATCCTCGGGCCACCATTCCGCAGGGCACGGTGGATCTGGTTTTTGAGTACGCTGAGGACCGACACATGACCGTCACGGCGATTAGCCACGAACTGGGACTCGCCAAATCGTATGTCTCCAGCGTTTTGCACGGGAAACTGCGGGGACAACTCCCGGAGTCGTGGGTCACACGCTACACGAAGGAGTTGGTATGAGCCGACCGTCGATCTATACCCAGACCCTCGCCGATACGATCTGCGCTCGGCTTGCGGCGACAGAATCCCTTCGCGCCATTTGCCGAGACCCTGAGATGCCGAGCGAAAACACCGTGATGCGCTGGCTCAAAAACGATGAGCATGTGGGGTTTCGGGGGCAGTACGCACATGGTCGGGAGGTCGGGCTTGAATCGATGGCTGATGAGATTTTAGAGATCGCCGATCAGCCGCTGCCGAGACTGAGGGATGGCCGCATTGATAGCGGCACCGTGCAGAAGCACCGCCTGCAAATCGATGCGCGAAAGTGGATATTGAGTAAGCAGTTGGCGAAGAAGTACGGGGATAAGATTGACTTGGCGCATGGCGGGGCGATCTCACTCACCGTGGTGACCGGGGTGCCGCATCCAGAGGAGCCGAGTGTTGCAGACGATTAGCCTGAACTACCAGCCCCGTGCGTGGCAGCGGGATTGTCATACCGCGAAGAAGCGGTTTACCGTTTTGGCCCTCCACCGCCGTGCCGGCAAAACTGAGCTGGCAATCATGGAGCTGCTT